TCGCCCTACATGGGTTCGAGCATGAATTCGATCATCCGCACCATCTACGACAACAAGAAGGGCGGCGAACAGGTCAATATTCCGATTGTGACCTCGCTCAAGGGCACCGCGAAGTCCTCGGGCACACTGACCGGCAACGAGGAAGCGATCAACAACTACGGCATGCGTGCCTGGGTTGATTGGGCGCGTCACGCTGTTGCCACGACCGACGCTGACGAGCAGAAGGACTCCGCCGATATCTTCGGTGAGGCCAAGCCGCTCCTGTCCGATTGGGGCAAGGAACTGCAGCGCGACGAAATCATCGAGGCGTTCGCTTCGGTCCCGTCCGAATCCGCGCCTTCGGGCCTCGGTTCGACCAACGGTCAGCGTGTCAACGGCATCACCTATGCGGCGGCGACCACTGCGCAGCTCAACGCATGGGCCGTCGATAACTCCGACCGCATCCTGTACGGCAACGCTGTCGGCAACTACTCGGGCGTTCACGCGACCGACCTTGCCAAGATCGACACCACGGACGACAAGTTTACGTCGGCCTCCGTGTCGCTCATGAAGCGCGTTGCGAAGCTGGCGAATCCTCGCATCCGTCCCTACAAGACCAAGGACGGCTACGATTACTTCGTCCTCTTCGCTGGTACGACCTGCTTCCGCGATCTCAAGACCTCGCTGGGCACGTCGCACCAGAACGCGCTGCCGCGCTCCAAGGACAACATCCTGTTCCAGGCTGGTGACCTTGAGTGGGACGGCTGCATCATCCGCGAAGTTCCGGAAATCGACTCGTTCGTCGATAACATCTGGAAGTCCGGCACTGACGGCAACCTGAAGACCGGCGGCAACGGCGGTTCGCGTGTTGCTCCGGTGTTCCTCGCTGGCCAGTCGGCCATTGCGATGCCTTGGGCAAAGATGCCTGTCCCGACGTTCCGCGATCAGACTGACTATCAGTGGATCAAAGGCGCTGGCGTGAAGATGTGCTACGGCGTGGCGAAAATCTTCCAGAAGGACAGCGCGGACGACCTTACCCAGTGGGGCGTGGTCAACGGCTTCTTCTCCGCTGCGGCTGACGCCTAATAGGGAGTAGCACACATGCCAGCAAACTCCACTCCGCTTCCGGGGCGTACTGCTCCGGACCTCTCTGCCTATGGTGTGCTGAACCAGCCGACCTCTGGACGCGTGACTTGCGAAGTCGTGAAGGACAACGGCGTTGCCCGTCTTGACTTCACCCTGACCAAGGCCCGCGTTCCGGTGACGGACGGTGCAGCCAGCGGCTCCTATGGTACGCTGAAGCTCTTTGACTTTATCGAAGGCGCTTTCTCGTTCCTTGGTTGCCGTCAGGACTACACCGCAACCGCTGAAGGCTCGGCTCTCACGACCGCTGCTGGCGACGCTGTGTATGTCTGGGGCGTCGGCACGGCGGCGGCTTCGACCGCGCGTGACGGCACCCTGACCGGCACTGAGCAGGACATCGGCACCAAGACAGGCTCCATCACCAATTCCAGCGGAACAGGTGCTGGAACGGCTGTTGATGGTGCAAAGACGACCGCGCTCAACGGCACGGCTACCGCGATTGACCTTTATCTGAACTGGTCAGGCACGGCGGCCACCATTGATGCGAGTTCGTATATCGATGTGACAGGAACCATCTCGGTTTCGTTCGTTCCGCTCGGTGACGACTAACAACAAATCGGCGGGGGCTACGGCTCCCGCCTTTCTCGTTTGAGGGCTTGGCATGGTCGATACCGTAAAGACGCGGAGGCAACTGATTCATCGGGCGCTTGCGTCGATTGGTGCGCTTGAACCCGGAGAAGCGCCAAGCACAGAAGATTACAACACGATGGACGACCTCGTTGATCCGCTGATTGCGCAGCTTTCGGCGGACGAGATTGTCTATATCGATGATGCCGATGCTATTGACGTGGCGTTCTTCGTACCGCTGGCGAACCTGCTGGCGAATGCCGCCGGTCCTGACTTCGGATCGCCCGTGAATGATGATGCCAAAGCGCGCGATGAGGCGACACTGCGCCGCCTGACCGCAGGTAAGCCGACGTATCAAGTCCAGGTCGGTGAATACTTCTAAATGGTCGCGATCAATTTCCCGATTACGACCTCTCCCGGCATGAGGCCATCGGAAGGTGCGGGGCGGCTCATTAATTGCTTCTCTGAGCCTATGGGGCAGGGCGGCAGAGCGCCTGCTGTTCGCCATCGCTCACCTGGGCTGGTCAACTTCGGGACGACTACCAGAAGCGGCTGCCGTGGATTTATTGAGGTCGCCGGAACGCTGTATGCGGCGTTCGGTTCTCACCTTGAGAAGTTCTCAAGTTCGGGCGGCGCGTCCACGAATGTTGGCGCTCTTAACGGCACGAAGAAGGGATTTTTTGCCAGAAACAACGCGGCGACGCCTGACAAGGTGTTTGTTGATCCGGACGGCAACATATACACGTTCACTCCGACTGCAACGACAAGCGGATTTGACGCTGACCTTCCTGCGCCGAACTCGGTAACGTCGCTGGACGGCTATCTGGTGTTCACAATTGGCGATGGCCGCTGTTTTGCAACGGACCTGAACTCAACATCTGTGAATGCCCTGTCATTCGGCAAGGCCGAGGCCAAGCCAGACGGCCTCGTGCGTGGCGTGGCATGGGGATCAAAATTGCTGCTTTGCGGCACCTTGACCATTGAGGTGTGGGTAGATCAGGGCCTATCTCCATTCCCGTTTGCGCGGTCTGAGGTGATCCCGCGGGGGTTGGCCGGACCATATGCGATCACCGGCTTTGAAGATGGGTTTTCAAAGGGCATCTTTTGGATTGGTGACGATAACGCGGTGTACCGGCTTGACGGATACACGCCGACGAAGATTTCACCGCCTGACCTGGATGGCCTGATCGAGGCGATTGCAGATAAATCCGATCTTGAGATGTGTTCTTACATCTCACGCGGCCATGCGTTCATCGAGATTTCGTCACCCACATGGACTTGGGTGTTCAACGCCAACAACGAGAAGTGGCACGAGCGCGCGAAATATCTTGGCGCACGCAGCCGCATTTCAAACAGCTATTACGCCTTCTCCAAGTGGCTCTGTGGCGATACCGAAACCGGTAACGTCCAACAGATCATCAATACGGCGCAGGACGAGGTAGGAAGCCCGCTCGTTTGCGAGGTGTGGTCTGCGCCAGTGCAGAAGTTTCCGGCGCGTGTGCGCGTCGCAACGGCTTGGTTTGATTTCAGCGTCGGTGTCGGCAACGCAGAAGGCCTCGATCCTATCGCGACCGATCCAAAGGTTGAGATTTCATGGAGCGATGACGGCGGGGAAACGTGGTCAACTCCTCGCATTCGGAAACTTGGCCGTCAGGCTGTCGGCTTGACACGTATCCGCGTCAATCAGTGCGGCGTCTCAGGATCGCAAGGGCGCATCTGGAAAGTGGCAATGTCTGATCCGGTGCATTTCGGCCTGATCGGCGGCGAGATGTCTGCGGAGCTGCGGGCGGCATGACGAAGGTCACGCTCCCGACTATTCAGCAGCCGCTTGTTGATTCCTCCGGGCGCTGCAATGTGCTGTGGTTTGAAAAGTTCAAATTCCTTGAGGGCTTGCAGCCGCTCTCGGATGTGGACTTTGCGGCGATTGATGCTGCGATTGCTCTCAAGTCGGATACTACGCGAACTATAAACCCGCAGACGGGAACATCATACACGTTCGTTCTGTCAGACGCCGGAAAGATTTGCGAGTTCTCCAACGCATCGCCTGTCACGGTAACTGTACCGCCAAATTCATCCGTCGCTTTCCCTGTGGGGACACAGATCGAAGTCACGCAGACGGGGGCCGGGAAGACAGCGCTGGCACAAGGGTCTGGCGTCACGATTACGTCGCTTGCGAGCTACAAAGCTATCGCTGGGCAGTATGCGAGCGCAACGCTTTATAAGCGCGCCACAGACGAGTGGCAGTTGAGCGGAAGTCTGATCGCGTGAGCCATTTCGGTCTTGGTCTTATTTCCGGTAATGGTGTTCCCGGAAACGACGCTTTCACGAAAATCCTGCTGCACATGGACGGCAGCAACGGCGGTACGACATTTACAGATATTGCCGCAGGCGCGGCTCATTCGCATGTTTGGACGCCGACTAACGCAGTCACATCGACTGGTACGAAGAAGTTTGGGACAGCCGCGCTAGAGACGACCGCAGGCTTCATTACGACGCCTGATGACAGTGACTTTACGCTCGGCGCGAGCGACTTCGCTATCGACTACCAGCTTAATCTGAACGGGTTCTCGGGATCGTTCAACCTTCTAGGTCAATCCGACGCTGCGGCTAACATTTCGTCGCAAAGCATCATGATGTCTCTGGTCGGAGGTGTTCTGCGGGCCACATTTCAGACCCTATCCGCTACGCAGGCGATCACGGGTGCAACCAATATCAACGGCACCAGCACGTTTCAGCATGTTGCCGTTTCGAAAATCGGAACGACGGTTCGTCTGTTTCTTGATGGCGTCCAGGACGCAACAGGAACGCTAACCAACGTCAACATGCAGGACGGCACCGGAGCGTGGAGCATTGGCCGCATCGGCGCAATCACTTCGCTTCCTACAACAGCGTTTTTCGATGAGTTCCGGCTGAGTGTCGGAACTGCGCGTGGTTACAGCACAAATTTCACGCCTCCTATAGCGGCGTATTCTTAAGGACTATCGGGCATGGGTATTTTCGACATCTTTACCGGCGACAGCGCCAAGGAGGCTGCAGCAGCCAATCAGGCGCGGCTCGGCGCTCTGAAAACAGAAGGCCTTGGCTATCTTGATGCTGGCAAGACAGGCGCGCTTGGTGCGCTGGATACCGCTGGCGGTAAGTTTGGTGACATAGCCACCAAGTACGGCACTGGAACAAATTTATACCTCGACAGCCTCGGTGTTAACGGTGCAGACGGCACGGCTCGGGCGCGTGATGCCTACACTGCAACTCCTGGCTATGACTGGCGCGTCTCGCAGGCGTTGGATCAAACCAACCGCGCGGCGGCAGCGACGGGCGGGCTTGGCGGCGGAAACACACTTGCGGCGCTCAGTGATCGCGCTGGCAACATGGCGGCAGCGGATTACTCCGGATGGCAGGATCGTCTTGCTGGGCTGATTAGCCCTGAGGTGGCTGGCGTGACCGGCGGTGCCGGGATCGATACTGCGAAGGCTGGTGTCTACACGAACGACGCCAACAGCCGCGTCAATCTCGCAAGCGGCGTAACGAACGGAATCAACAACCAGGAAACGCAGGCTGCGAACGCAGAGATGGCTGGCAGCGGCAACCTGTGGAATCTCGGTCTTAATCTGGCGAAGCTCGGAACGGGCTTCCTTGGTGGCGGCGCTGGTGGCGGCACAGCGTCAACCATGAGCTACGGCGGCCAGTCTTGGCCCATGTTCAAGTGAGGCGGCTTAAATGGCTGAACTGAGCGTCCCTCAAGTCGATTTCGGCATTCTCGGCAATCTGCGCTCGACCTATGAAGACGCGCGGAAGGATGCTGTTAGGCAGCGGACACTTGCAAGCCTCGGGCAGGGTGACGGCCAGATTGATCCGCGCACCTTGATTGGCTCGGGTGACTTGTCGCTGGCCAATCTCGGCATTGCCGTTCAGAACCGCCAGCAGGATCAGGCGCGTCAGGCAAGGCTGGATGAGCGCCAGCTTTCGCGTGACGCTGTGGACGATAATTTCCGCCGTCAGTCGCTTGCGCTTCAGCAGCGCGCGGCGGCAAGGGCGGATGAAGGCCCGGTAGAGAAGGCGGCGGCGCGAGCGCGTGTGGCAAGTCAGTATGGATTGCAGCCTGGAACGCCGGAACATAAGGCATTCGTGCTGACCGGCGAACTGCCGGCGAACAATACAACGGTGCAGTCTCAGGTTGAGCAGCGGCGAGCCGCAGCAGCGCAACTGAACCTCGATCCTTCCTCGCCAGCGTACAATAGCTACGTTTTGACCGGAAAGATGCCGCGTGAGGATCAATCGCCGCTTACCGCGACTGATAAGAAGGCGATTCTAGAGGCGGACGAGGGCGTCCTGTCCGCGAACACCGCAATCGACGCACTAAAGAAGGCTAAGGACCTTTCGCCTAAGGCGATGGGGTTCAAGGGCGCTAGCGCGATTGCAAGCGTCGGCTCTGTTCTTGGCAATAAACAGTCGCAGGACACTGTCGAGCTGGACAATCTCATCACATCCAATGCGCTTACGCAGCTCAAATCCATTTTCGGCGGCAATCCAACCGAGGGCGAGCGCAAAATCATGCTTGATATTCAGGGGTCTTCAAGCCTCCCTGATGCTGTGCGGCAGAAGATTTTCGACCGCGCCATCGGGTTGGCGCAAAATCGCCTCAGGTTTAATGAGCAGCGCTCCAGTGAGCTGCGCGGTGGTCAATTTTACAAGCCGCAGGGGAGCATGTCGCGCGCTCCTGTTCAGCAGACGCAGGGAATTACTCAGCAGCAATATGAGGCGTTGCCATCTGGATCAACCTTCACCGCGCCTGACGGCACGCAAAGGATTAAGCCGTAATGGCGAATTGGTGGGATAGCGCACCACTCGCAGAGCCATCCAAGACGCCTGCGGCTGCCGGCAATTGGTGGGATGCTGCACCGATTGCGCAGGGCACATCAGCGCCGGCAACTCCCGGTGTGCCGCGCGTTAGCATCGATACCGGAAACATTGGCAAGCAGCCTGAAGTGGTGGGCGGCGGCGGGACCAAGGATCGCGGCGCGCTAGATGCGGCTGCACGCGGCGCGGCTCAAGGTTTGAGCGCCAACTTCTACGACGAATTGCGCGGTCTTGTGGAGGCGAGTGGGGCCAATCCGAAAGACCCCGCTAGCATTTACAATCTTATCGGCGGCGCGGTGAAATATTGGACCGGCCAGCCCGAGGCGCAGAAAGCCTATGACGAGGCTACAACTCGCGAGCGAGCAGACACAGCAGCCGCAGAAGAACAGCACCCAATCGCCTCTATTGCTGGAAACGTGGCAGGAGCGATTGCTTTACCTATCGGGGCAGCCGCGAATGCCGCGACGCTACCGGGCCGCATGGCAACGGGCGCTGCTGTTGGCGCTGGCCTTGGCGGCCTCTCGGGAGTAGGCGAGGGCAGCGGAGTTATCGATAGCGCATCACGCGGGCTGACTGGCGCTGCCATTGGTGGTGCACTTGGTGGCGCGGCCCCGGCTGCTATTGAAGGCGTTATCCGTGGCGCTAGGGCTGCTGCCGGACCTGTTACAAATGCAATACGAGGAATCCGAAACCCGGAAGACGAAGCGGCAAGACGAGTTGCCACATCGATCCAGCGGGATATGCAAGCCGATCCAACGGCAACAAGTCGGCTAACCCCGCAGGAGTTCGCTGCAAGTCGTCAACAGGGCGGGCCTGCAACCATCATGGACCTTGGCGGAGAGACGACGAGGGCGCTTGCTCGTTCCGCCGCAAACACGTCACCGGAAGGGCGCGCTGCGCTATCGCGCACGATCAACGATAGATTTGAGGGACAGTCAGACCGTGTGACGGGTTGGCTGCGCAATACGTTCCATTTCCCTGATGCTAATGCGCAAGCGCAGGCACTGACTGACGTTGCCAAAAGTGTGAACCGTCCGGCCTATGCGAAGGCCTACGCAGAAGGACGCGCTGGTATTTGGGACGACCAGCTTTCAGAGCTGTCACAGGCTCCTGTCGTTCAGGACGCTGTGAGCGCTGCGCTAAAGCAGGCGCAGAACAAATCCGCGAGCGGATCGCTTACGGCGGCGACGCCAGAGCGGTGGGTTAATAACGGTAAGCCTACGCTTGAGTTTTGGGATTTGGTAAAACGCCAGATCGACCAGGAAATCAATGTCGCAAAGCGCGCTGGGAAGAATGAGGATGTCGGAACGCTGACGGAAGTCAAAAACGTCATCGTATCGAAGTTGGATGAAGCTGTCCCCAGCTATGCAAAGGCGCGGGCTGGCGCGGCGCATTTCTTTGACGCTCAGGATTCACTTGAGGCTGGAAAGAACTATGTAACCAAGAACGTTCCAAACTCGGATGTACGCCGCGCGCTCGCTCATATGACGCCGACAGAACGGCAATTGTTTCAGGACGGATTTGTCTCGGAATTTATCGCGAACCTGAATCGCGTTGGTGATCGGCGATCTGTTCTGAACAAGATTGCAGAGTCGCCCGCCGCCCGGGAGAAACTCACGATTGCGCTAGGCAGGGAGAAGACTGCGGAGCTTGAGGCCGGACTTCGTGTTGAGGGGATCATGGACCTTGCACGCAACGCCGTGCAGGGAAATTCGACAACGGCGCGGCAGCTTGCCGAACTAGGGCTTGCTGGCGGGGCATATGGCTTCTCTGGCGGCGGATTGAATCCATTCTCCGATCCTGGCGCGGTGATGAACGCTGCGCTGGCCTATGGCGCGCTCAAGGGCAAGAACAAGATCAACGAGAACGTTTCGCGCAAGGTCGCGGAAATGCTCACCTCATCCGATCCTGCGAAGCTCCTTCAAGGCATCCGCGTCGTTACACGCAACCAAAACCTCTTCAATGCCCTGCGGACTGCCGACAAGGGACTCGCGCGAGTTGGCGGCGAGCAGTCTGGTGGCATTCCTGTGCTTCAGGCTGCGGGCGTAGGCCGCGCCGAAGATCAGCCAAACATTCAGCGGCCAAACGGCCAGTAGCATCACCACAACACAATAGATGAGAAATAGCCCTGCTCGCGCGGGGCTTTTCCTTTTTGGGAAAGAGCTAGATGGCTGGTTCAATTAGTTTAGCGGGCGCTCAACAATTTGACGTTCTCGGCAATCTTCTCGGCGGCGCGAAGATTTATTGGATTCAAGCTGGCACAACCAGCACCCCTCAGAACGCCTATTATGACACAGGATTGGTGTCTCCGCTACCCAATCCCTACACGCTGGAAGCCGATGCGCGCGTTCCCTTCCACTATTTGGCTGACGGCCAGATCAAGGTCCGGATCGTCGATGCCAACGGCGTCACCAGGTTTGAGCAGGACAATATCCTGGTTATCGGTCCTAGCTCGGGCGGGGGCGGTGGTGGCGGCGTAGACCCGACGACGGTCTTTGCTCCGGGCGACGTTCTTTGGCTCCCCATTCAGGGCACGCGCACTGGCTGGGTTCGCGCCAATGGCCGCACTATGGGTAGCGCATCGTCTGGCGCGACGGAGCGAGCCAATGCCGATACGTCGGCACTGTTCGCCTATCTCTGGAACAACTTCAGCAACACCATTTGCCCGGTTTCGACGGGGCGGGGCGCGAATGCCGCCGCTGACTTCGCAGCAAACAAGACAATTACATTGCTGGACTGGCGCGGCTACGTGCCGGGTGGTCTTGATGACATGGGCAACAGCGCAGCATCGCGCTGGGCGAATGTTCCGGTTGTCTCGGGCGATACAATCACGGCGGCCTCAGTGCTGGGTGAGGCGACACACACCCTGACCAAGGCAGAGAGTGCGGTTCTGACCTATACAGCTGCCGTAACAGACCCCGGACATCAGAATGGAATTCCGAATTTAACTCGAACCGACATTGGATTCAACACCGGAGGTACTGGCCTTCTCGCAAGCAATTCAGGCGAAACGCTCGGAACTCCTTCAACGTACACAGCCCTATCAAAGTCGGCAACGACTGGCATTACCGTTGGCGTCACCTCCGACGCTGGCGGCGGCGCTCACAATACCGTTCAGAAGACCGTGCTTGGGTCATTTTTCTTGAAATTGTGAGGTGAACTGATG